GTGGAGGGGGATGCCGACTATGAGGTTGATTTATGCCTCACAACATCTTTTATAAGGAGAATAGATCAATGGAACAGACGCAGACTCTTCCCTTTGACAAAGGGGACTCACCGGGACTTTACAATCCTTACAGTTGGGCAGGCACTTTACGTTCAATGCCTGAACTTCCGTATGAATCAACTCTGCGCGATAAGTATAATCATTATCGCAATGAGGCGGTTCAGGTGTACCCGCTTACCCCATTCGTGGGGCAGCAGGCATTTGAGTCTAGTGAGCGACCAAGGCCTTACTACAACGAGTGCACTAATGTGAAAACCTACGGTTTCAACTACCCGTTTGGTATTTCACAGCGCGCGTATGTGGGGACAATGTGTTATCTGACCCCATATAGTAGGATTGCCTTACCATCTTCGATTTACCTCAGCTACGTACTAGCCTGGGAAACGGAGAGGGTTGCTTACGAAGAGCATGACAGCTCTTCGCGTCGAGCTTGGTGGAATATGCAGCCTCGATTCGAGGGCCGTGTTCAGCTTTTGAACTCGATTTTTGAGCTCAAAGATTTTGCTGACATAGCTAAGGTCGTCGTACGCTTTCCTTACCGGAATTGGCGTGACGGTCTTATCTCGTTGAGAAGGATAGTGCATAGAGCAGCCAAAGACAATGGCATCATACCAGATGAAGTTACTCTGGGAATGTTGCCGACGCTTCTAAAGCGCTTTGACTGGACCACCAGAGGTCTTGCAGCGCTCTACCTTACAAAAAGACTAGCAATCGATCCCACGATCGCGGATGCACTTGCGATCCATGAACAAATGGGGCGATTAGTCAAGGAAGAGCAGGAGAAGTTCCAGAAGAAGGGACTACTCCAATCTCGTTCTCATTTCAAAGAGGTCCTGTACAAGGATCACTCTGAAACCGTCGGTGGCACAAACGGCTACTGGCGGAAGCTTTTGAAGCAGAGAAAGGTGACTTTCAATGCTTCGATGGAATATACGTATGATTACAAAATGCGCAATCCCATCAAGGCTTTTACGAGATACTGGGGACTTGACCTCAACTCACACGTAGTTTGGAATGGACTCAAACTATCGTGGCTGGTCGATTACATCTGTACGATCAGTGATTCCATTGACACCATGAATCGCGATCCAAACGTCGATCTGCTCCCGCTTCAATACTGCGAGAGTATACTCAGCGAAGCTAAAGCTGGGTATTACACGACGGGCGATTCGAGAGCGTTTTGGCATTGCGTGAACGGGATAATGGTCCCCGGATCGCAAGCTGACGTAGCCTTGTCAGGCTACGAGTTCTCCTCCTACAAGCGCAGCGTGGTCGAGCCGAACCGAGGTTCGTCTCTTCCGCAACTCAAGTGGCCAAGTACAGGCCAGTTGAAAGTTGTTGCTGCGTTATTGCGATGTTGGATTTAAAGGCAACTCTGGCAACCATTCCCTTCGGGGCGTACCCCACAGCGTACGAAAACCGCTGTATATCTTTCATATAAAGGAAATCCAAAAATGGGACTCTTTACTAACCCTGTCACCCTCACGGATGGCACCGACAATCGCATTTTCGCACAACGTTCCACACTCCAGGGTTTGAAACCTGGTATGTTTGGTGGTGATTACATTGAGACAGCTGCTGAAATCGCAGCTAAATCTTTGCTCACCGTTAAAACGGACATGCGAACGGCTATCATTCGTAATCTGCTTCAGCGTACGCACAAAGTGCATCCCGCTGCAGATACGGAAACTGACGACCTGTATGCCATCACTTGGAACATTACTTGTGTGGCACACGAATTGTTCAGTGCAGCCGAGCTTCAGCTGGAGTACAACATTCTGGCTGATGCTATGCAGGAAGCGAATGTCATCAAGTCTCTCCGGTCAGGCCAATCTTAATAGGCCCTATGGAGGTGCTCGATGTCCAAACTCTTCCGTGTTGCTACAGTACCGTTTGAGATTATCATAACGGCACTGACCGCGCTGGCACGTCTTATCTACGAGATTGTGTCGAAGCGAAAATAAACCTCAACGTCATCCAATCTCCTGACATGGGGGGTTGCGAGTCCTTCTTTCGGTTGGAGGCATAGGAACATGAAAGTTAATTCCGAGCCTGAAAAGCCAAAGAAGCCGAGGCATTCGTCTCGCACGTCAGACGAGTCCGCAAAACTCAAGGAGTTTCTGAGCGGTACCGGGGATGTTCTCCGGTATCTCGAAGCAATTCTTTCTGACGCTTATGACGTTCTACCATCATATCGACTAGCTGACTACAATCGTGACCAAGCAACATTGCGTCGCAGATTTAGCCACGAAGGACTGAGTTTTGCAACTCAGACACTTCCCAATCTCTTCACCGATTTTCTTCGGTATCTAGAGACTGGTAAACCATCTTACCCTTCATTTAAACTGGTGAAGAGCGGAAAGCACCCCGTATTTCTACGGCAGCTATTCGCTATGGTTTGTGAGTGTCAATGTGATGATGCTTGTACGCAATCGATGCAGTGTATTTATCAACTGTGTCACGCCTTCAAGAAATTTCGAGGGCCGTACAAGACGAGTACACTCCAGAAGCAGCTGTGGAGTTTCGTCGAGGACGATGTGTCACTGCGATACATCGACTACTTTTCGGACCCGTTGTATCCGATCCTGCTGGAGGCGAGGTCTTACGTCAAAGAAATTATCGGGGACATGTCCCCGGAATTTGACGTTGACCTTTTTGTGCCTGTACCAGGCCCGGGCGCGACTAACACGCCGAGGCGAAAGAATGTGCGATACCGGCCGCATGTTCTGTACGACCAATTGGACGAGGTTTTCCCTTATTATGAGTGGTATTTCTCACACCCATGGGACCTCGTAACGGATCCTAAGCTTTATCAAAGCTTAAGGCGCGTTTGCGCGCCATCTTCTCGGTTCAAATTTGTTCCAAAGACTTATGGAAAACCGAGGGGAATATGCATAGAGGAATTGGAAACACAACACCTGCAGCAAGCGCTTAAACGCGCATTGTACGATCGCTTGGAATCACATCCTCTTACAAAGGGGTTTGTGAATTTTACCGAGCAATCTATTAACCGCAGGTTGGCGTTGGAAGCATCCGGCACTAAGGGGTTTGCTACCCTTGACATGTCGGCGGCTTCAGACAGGGTGTCTAGAACTCTCGTGAGATATCTTTTCCACGATTGTCCGGACATGTTGGATGCGTTGATGGCAACATCCACGCGTACCATTAGCCTGCCCGAAGGGATGATCGAATTTCCCACTGATTTACCTTGTGAGAAGTTCGCCCCTATGGGCTCTGCTACGTGTTTCCCGATTATGGCTCTTGTTCATTTTGTTTTGATCAAGGCTATTCTTACTCTTAGCCGGCTCCCACGAACTTCAATTCGCGAGATCTACGTATACGGCGATGACATCATAGTCAGATCCGAATGTGTAGACGCCATTTATGCTTATTTGCCATTTTTCGGTATGAAGTTCAATACCGAGAAGAGCTATTCGCATTCATGGTTTCGTGAATCATGTGGGATGCATGCCTACAAAGGCGTTGAAATTACCCCGGAGTACTTTAAGTACATCCCGAGCCATCATTCACCTAGGAACGTGGTGCTTAGTCTCCTTTCCACGGAGGCGAGGCTTTTCCGTAAAGGATTTCGCCATACCGCTGCGCTCTTACGATCTGAGCTGTTTAAGGTTAAGTGCGTACAGGGTTATCACTTCCCGTACGTTACACCAAAATCGCCTATTCTCGGTTGGATCCGAGATGACGGTGATGCGCCGACCTGCCGACACATCGGCTTGAAACGACGTTACAGCAAAGATGCTCCATGGTCTTGCCCATGGCCCCGACCTCTGTATGAACATAGTTACGATAAGCTGAACGCCTATCAAAACCATGGACATCAGCGGTTTGAGGTTAGGGTACTCGTTGCACGTCCCTTAGCTGAGGACCTCTGCATTGAGTCCGATCATGAAGCGTACTACCGGAAGCTGTGCGAATGGGGACCGAACTCCGTCCCCGCCGAAAGGCGGGTTGAGGATAGGTCTTACGTTGCATATAGTTCAAACCTCTCTGATAAAGAGATGGTAAGAGCTAGACGCAACTCCGCGCACAGGTTTGCCTTGGCAGACCATTGCAAGACTTCCGCAAGTGCCAAAGAAGTGAAGGACTCTCAATCTGATCCACCATGGATCGGGTATGAGTGGTGTCCGGAGTCCGCGCTCTAGCAGGTGCGAGCGTAAGGTTAGGACACCCGGGGCGAGAGAGCTAGCGGATCACGCAGCTCCAACTCCGTCAAACCGACGGAT